GATTGTCATTTTGTGGATAGCTTTATAGTATTCTTGGCTACTAACGGCAGATTATTCTACAATGATGATGGACAAATAGTATCAGGACAAGAACAAATAACTTTTACTACTAATGCTACTTTCCCTAGAGAGTTTGGCACAGATCTGTTCGTAGGTATGGGGACAGATCATAGGGTTCTTACTCTTTTCGGTCTATTGTCCAGTGAAAGCTATGTTAACGTAGGTAATCCGGTAGGTACTCCCTTTTCTACAGCTCCTCAGAGCTTCGTAGAACTAGGATGCCATCCGGATGCACCTTACACTATAGCATTGCAGGATCAAGCACTGTTCTGGGTAGCTAATGATAAGACGGTTCGTAGAAAGAATGGACAGACTGCTCAAAGAGTGTCTAACAGTGGTATTGAGGCTATTTTAGAGCATGCGAATCTTCAAGGTTCTTATGCTCTTACGCCCAGTATAGCTGGACATGCTTTGTGGGTACTAGTAATTCCCAAATCATACAGAACTGTAGTCTACGATTGCTTGACTCAAGAATGGTTTGAGATTGATTCTTACGGTCTTGGTTATTGGCGCGCTCTTTGTTATAATAATGCCTATAGTAGGCAATTTGTGGGAGATACTGAGGGACACGGCATAGGGTATTTAGATACTAATGTATTCACCGAGTATGGTGCTACTATGGTGAGTTCTTTCACTACTCAGCCTATCTATAAAGATCACAATAGGGTGTCTCATCGTAGATTAGAACTTATTATATCTACGGGACAAGGTGGATTTACAGGTGCTAATCTGTCTCTATATGTATCAGATGATTCCGCCAATACTTTTAGAGGATTCCCTGATAGAAATTTAGGTCCATTAGGAAGTTTTTTCATTCGCGTAATTTGGTTTAATTTAGGACAAAGTAGAAATCGAGTATACAGATTTTCTACTAGTGATCCTACACCTACTTTCACTGTTCAAATAACCGCAGATCTAGAATTAAATAAATGGTAATATGACTCAGCTTCCAGTACGAAAAGGTATTTCTGCCCCTGTAGTTGTAAATATTCCTGAAGAATGGAGTAGAGAATGGTTTAGGGAATTTATTACTAATTTTCTGGTAGGTGCCGATATACGTAATGTACAGGCTCAGGGTATTACTATTAGTGGTAATGTAAGTGGAAATAATACTGTAGCTGGAAGCACTACTGTAAGTATTGGACTTACTCCTATAGCAAACGATACAGTCCTAGGAAATATTAGTGGAACTACTGCTGCTCCAGTGGCACTTACTGAAGCTCAATTTACAGCTCTTATAAATATTTTTAATGCTACTACTTCAGGAGCTGTGCCTCCTAGTGGAGGCGGAACTTCCAATTATCTTAGAGCAGACGGTACTTTTGATACTCCTACCTCGGCAGGTCCAATAGCTAATAATACAGTTTTGGGAAATGCCAGTGGCGGGACAGCAAATCCAGTTGCTTTAACTCAGACGCAATTAACTACTTTAATAAATCTTTTTACTTCTTCTCTGGCAGGAGCTGTCCCTGCTAGTGGCGGCGGCACCGCAAATTATTTAAGAGCTGACGGAACTTGGTCTACTCCTCCTGGGGGAAGTTCTTCTCCTGCTGGAGCTAATACCGATGTGCAATTTAATAATAGCGGTGCTTTTGGTGGGTCAGCTAATTTAACCTGGAATGGAAGTACCCTAGGAGTTACAGGAACCGTAGCCTCTACTACTTTCAATTCTACTTCTGATCCTTCTACTAAGAAGGATATGATACAGATAAAAGATTCCGATAAAATAGTAGATTCCATTGCTGGGTATAGATTCAAGTGGCTAGAATCTGATAAACCGTCCATGGGTGTAAAGTCCACGGAAATTAAGGAAGTAGCTCCGGAATTAGTATCTAAATTCCAAGAACACGATGTAGTGAATTATAATGGATTAGTAGCTGTTCTAATAGAAGAAGTGAAGTCCCTGCGTTCTAGGATTGCAGATCTGGAGATTAAAGTATGCCAAGCGGCATAGAAGCTTCTGGATTAGATTTGGATTCTCTGTTTCTACCTCTAGGAGCATTCACTCCCATCTCCAATGTGAATTACCAAGTATCGGGTACTGACATATCTAATCGCTACGCACCAGCCTCCGCAGGTTCTCCGTATGGTCCTGTAAATATCAAAAGTGCTGGAGTAGATATTGGTACTTTATTTGCTAGTAAAGCTACTAATACTCTTATAGCTGGAACAGGTATATATTCAATAGCTGGACAAAACTCTGGCTTAGTCTCCTCTGGCGGTACTAATTATACTCTCACAGCGGGTGTATTTCATCCGGTAGCCGGTGTATCAGATTATGGATATCTTCAAGGTACTATAGGAGCGATTAGTCCTACTAATTTTAACGGTCTCACTATACCCGCCCTATTTACCACAGTAGATCCATTTACCGGTAGTTACCAAGATCAATTTCGAGTACTGTACTCTACAGATCCAGGTTCTAATTTCTTTAACACTATTACTGTGGGAAGTATTGTCAGATCTTCAGCTTCAGCTACATATAGCTATACATCGGGTACTGCTACCTGGTCTTGGATAGGCAGTCCAGATACCGCCGGATTATTCAACTCTACAGGTACTTATAATGTCGCAATTAGCTAATATTCAAAATCATGCTATGGGAGAAATAGCTTTAGCTGGAACATGTATCGCTATGGGAGTAAGTAAAATCTTTGAGTTATTTGTAAAAGCAGAGCCAGCGCTAGCCTCCTTATCTTATATAGTAGCTATAGTGGCAGGTTCAATTACGATCTATTACAAAATCAAGAAGAAAGGTTAGCACTATGGATTCTAGACTTATAGCCGATATCAAGCAATCAGAAGGGTGTAAATTGACGGCGTATAAGGATTCATTAGGATTCTGGACAATAGGCTATGGCCACTTACTTGGAAATGAAAAAGACTGGACAGGATACAAGATTACACAAAAACAGGCATCAGCCCTACTGGAAGATGACCTAGGTTTTGCTCAAACAAAAGCACAAGCATTACTTGAATGGAAAAGTTTGGATACGCCCTGTCGGCAGAATGCCGTAATAGAATTAGTTTTTAATATGGGCGATAAATGGAAGCAATTCGCTAAGACTCGTCTGGATATACAGAATAAAAATTGGCAAGCAGCCCACGACGATCTTTTAGATAGTCTGTGGGCTAAACAAGTAGGAGCTACAAGATCTAATAGAATAGCTACCTATCTTTTACAAGGAGAATACTAAACATGTCGCAAGTACATATTGCACAATGGGTTAACCCCACTCAGAATACAGACGGTACAGCTTTTGCTAGTACTGATTTTGCAGGAATTCAGATTGAAATTGATGGACAACCCGCAGTTAGTGTACCGGAAGCTTCAGAAATTACTAGTTTTGATCTCAGTACACTAGCTATTTGGTCTACTCTTAAATCAGGCAGCCATACTGCTACTTTAGCCATCACCAATAAGGAGGGAAATACCAGCGCCTTTTCGGCGGTGGCCACCTTTCCCATTCTCGCGGTGCCAATGGCTCCTACGGGACTTACCGTGGCTTAATTGGATTTGCGGAATCCTAGGTAATTAATATGTCTATTTGGGATACAGTTGCAGCTCCTATTATCTCTATCATAAATAAAGTGGTGCCGGATAAGGCAGCTGCAGCTGCTGCCGTAGCTCAATTAAATGAAATGCAGCTAGCTGGGCAATTGCAAGATGAATTCATTCAATTGCAAGCTGTCACCAGTGCTCAGAGCGATGTGGATAAGGCTGAAGCTTCTAATCCATCTGTATTTGTATCTGGAGCTAGGCCAGCTATTTTATGGATCTGCGCAGCAGCTTTAGCATTAATGTTTATAGTTGGCCCTATTTTTACTTGGGTGTGCGCCCTAGTAAATCATCCGACTCCATTTCCTACTTTTGATAGTAACACCTTGATGACTCTTTTATTCGGTATGCTCGGTATGGGCGGTTGGCATACTTTAGAAAAGGTTAAGGGAGTAAGTTAATATATGGCTTCTCTGTACTCGAACGTCGCAGTAGCTCCTCCAAATAATAATGCTCAACCAGTAACTGACTGGGGCAGCCTATTCGGCGCGGGTGCGGGAGCCTTAGCTAATTACTTTGGCACTCAATCGGCCACAAATGCTCTTACTGGCGGTGAACAGAACGCCATAAATACTCAAACGGGTATACAAGGTCAACTTGGAGGCATTTATACAGGGCAAAGAGGCCTAGGAAATGGTGCAGATTCTGCCCTATTTT